CTTTCTTAAACCGCTTCCAAGCCTCTATAAACTCTTGATCGTCTGTGTATCTGGGCATGATTACTTCTTGGTGATTTTGATGCCTAGTTCCTTACGGCGTTTTTCCGTGGCCTTGTCGTCTCTTACGGCCTTCCACTCAATGTGGCCGTCAATGACCCGGAACTCTTCCTTGTGTACGAGCGCACAGTCACAGCACTCCGTGTGCGTGTAACCCTTCATGCGGTACCACTTCCCATCCTCAATCTGGACGGGGATGTACTTCTCCCGCTTTTTCATGGACTTGACTCTACCTGCTTGAGTAGCGTCTTAGCAAGAGTTCTTCATCAATTGTGTAAGCGGGACCGCCTTTCGCTTTACCAATTCTTTTGGCTTCGGCTTGGTGAAGACGCTCGGCGTAGGCATCGGACTCAGCTTGACTGCCAAAGATACCAAGGTGTCTGCCGGTCTTTTCAAAGGACTTGATAGCCTCTTCATCCGATACTACACGACCATTAATGACCGTTGGGATTAGATAGAACTTGCCATCTATCTCAATACCCATGGACCGCACGGTGCTGTAAGAGCCGTCCGGATTGCGCACAGCAGGGAGCTTGGATACATCAATGTTGCCTGAAGAAACTACACCGCCCTTCTTAAAAGGCGTCGGAGGCACTTCTTCAAATCCGCCAAGCACAAGATCATTGGCTTCTTGACGTAGACGCTCTTCCTCTCGACGCTGCTGCTCCTCACTGATTAAGGCAGTCTTTGTACTTGTGTAGAAAGACCTAGGCACCGAGCGAGACAAAGAGTCCGCAAGCTTCCCAACAGAAGCAGGGTTTTTAATATCAAACTTTACATCCGTAATAGTGCTTGCCAGCTTTTGCACGCCATTTGGATCTAACAGCAATTCAATGATGGCGTCATCCGTAGCCTCAGCAAGCTTCGCACTGTTGTACTTTGACAACACACGAACCACTTTTTGCGGAAGGCTTGTGATGCGATCACGGAGAGTCGAGGAGATATAAGGAATATCCACGCCCGGGACAAGCTTTTGCAAAGCGTCAAGCTCTCTTCTATCAAGAGAAACGCCAAGTTTTGAAATGTCTGCCTGAGCCACCTTGTCAGAAAACAAAGCAAGCCTACGAAGGGCTGGTTGGAAAGCGGTTCCAAAAATAGCCTCAACACCTGCTTTATTTGCCGGGTCGTTGATGTAAGCCAAGAATCCGTTGGCATTACGACGACCAAGGTTTATGGCTTCTACACGAAGCGCATTACGGACAGCCTTAGCGGTATCTGGGTCAAGATCACCAATGTCCCGCATGATTTTTTGGCGCTGCCCGGGGTTGTTGATGATGCTAGAGGCAAGCGTCGTGTAATCAGGAACCTCAAACTTAGTCAAAGCATTGTTGGCAACCCGCGCTTCAGCGGCTTTTGCTGAATCGTTAAGCGAGTCAAGCTTTGCGCGAAGGTCACGGTCATCCAACGCAGCCTTACGAAGGCGATCTTCAAAGCCCGGGATCTGAGAAATAATTTCTCGCTTGTCCTTGAGGTACTTCTCAAGCTGTCTGGCGTTTATCTGACCATCCTTGACGGCCTTGTCATAAACCTCAGAGATGATGGCGTTTTCAGCAAGAACATTTCCCTTGTCTTCGCCTACAGCCCGAATGAACTGACGGTAAGACTCGGGGTTCTTGACGATGACAGGCGCAACCTGAGTGGCATATTTCTTAGCATCAATGTCACGAATGCCTTGCTCATCAAACGGAATGCCAACCTTTTGATAGTACTCAAGGTCAATATCGGCAAGACGCTTGCTGAAGTCTCCGGGAATGGTTTCTCTTGCCTGATCGACAACCCCTTCAAGTTGATTGATCTTGCGTCGAGCGTCATCGCTCATGCGGCCACGCTTAACTTCGTTGATAGCCTTCTTAAGCGAGTCTAAGTTGTCAAAAGAAAGAGTCGGGTACTGAACCTCAGCCTTTGCAGGTGCGGTAATGGGTTGACCATCAGGGCCAAGAATAGCCGGACCCGGCTTTCCTTCAATGACCTTAGGCTCAAGGTAAGACATGATCTTTCGATCAAGCGCAGTGCCTTTGCCGAAGATGTCACGAAGGTTGTTTTCTACTACAAACTTGTGAATAGAGCCGACGCCCTCGGAGGGCATCTCAATCTTGTTAGCCCGAGCTTCATTAAGAAGGTCGTTGTACTTTGGCGAAACTTCAGCGCGAGCAAGCTTTTTACGCTGCTCAACAAGCGCCTCAATCTGAGAACCCAAAGTCTCTGGGTCAACTCTAGGCGTAACACCTTCAGTCAAATTCTCAATATCGCGCTCAATCTGATTACGCCGACGAGTCACGACAGGCGAAACTTTTAGGCCAGCATCAGGCTTAACTTCCGCCGCATATCGCTCGCCAAACATACGAGTCGTTTTGGCTTCGATATCTTTAGATGCCTGCTCAATGACAGTGTTTATACGCTGCCTAAAGGTTGGATTGATCTTGGCCAAGCGCTCAACTTGCTGACGAATGACCGGGTTATCCGCCATTGCAATAACAAGCGGAGAGTCAGACTTGTTAACAAATTGAGAGGCTTCGTTAGCCAACTGAATTAGTGCATTAACGGACTCAGCGCCTTGTTCCTTAGCGGCGAGCTCAAGAAGGGTTTTCGCAGCCCCTGAGGCGTACATCTTTTCAGCACCGCCCGGAGCTTGCTTAAGAATCTGTCTGTTTCGACGGATCTGTTCCAGCGTATTTTCTGCAACGTCTGTTACAGCTTGTCTTGGGGCTGCGGTTGCGACGCCAGTGGTGATAGCGCCAAGAAGTCGTCCTGCGCCAGTTGTTTCGCCGCCAGTAATTACTTTTTCGGTGGCCTCTCCAAGTTCACCACCAGCTTCAGAAGCGACGCCGGTTAAGAACTCACCTCCTGCGCGTACTGGGCCTTTAATAAGACCAAAACCGCCAAGATAAGACAACGGATCAGCAGCGGCTGTTAGGCCAGCACCAACAAATTTGCTGATAGGCCCCGGAGCCTGCATTTCAACGTCTGCCCCCACTAACGGGGCGTACTTCTTTTCCGACTCAGCAAGGGCTTCTGAAACAGATTGAATAATTGGCTTTGACTCTTCGCCAATGCCGTAAGCCCTACGCATGGCTTCTTCTTTAGGCAACGCTCCGGTCTTAATCATTTCCGTAGCAGCCACGCGACTAAAGCCAGCACTCAGCAGTGCATCCAACGCCGCCGTTGAGCTAATGACGCCACGCTTGATGGCATTGATCAGATACTCGCCAACACTGGCTTTTTCTGCATCTGCTTGCTGTTCAGTTTGCTCAGGAGCTTTTGCAGAGGGATCGAAAGCATCAAACGGATTCTGACCAGCCTGAGCAATCTCTCGCTCACCGATCTTAGTAACCGTAACGTCAGGCGGCTTAGTCTCGTCAAACTGGTCAAATGGATTGGCCATTTACTGCTCCAGATACTTTTTTGAAGCTCCAGCACCGTACTTTTTATCAAAATCAGCAGCAAGACTTGGATTCTTTTTAAGAAACTCAATTGCCTCGGCAGGCGGGGCTGAGACTGTCTGTTCGCGAATCCTTTTTCTTTCTGCCGCAGTCGAATACCTAGGGCCAGCAATTTTTTCAACAATTTCTGGAGATATGTCGGACGCAACAGAAAACTGATTAATAATTTGATTTCTCTTTGTGTTGTAAGAGGGCGCAAGCACATCTTCAAGAACATCAAGAACGCGAGCCTTGTCGTCAAGAGAAAGATCAGTAGGTACACCAGTAAAGAACTTACTCAACTGATTTGAGATTCTTGAGGGGAAGGATCCGGCGTTAGCAACGGCATTTACTTCAAGCTGACTTAACTGACTATCACCACTGAGCCTTGCGAAGAAACGATCGACTTGCGGAACCTGAGCAGGATTTGTTCTTGCATTAGCAATGGCTGCGCGAGTCTCGTTAAGCGCCCCAAGTCGAGCGCCAATAGGATTTAAATCTCTATTTACAACGCCCGTAACTCTACCAATGACAACAGAGCTTGGCCTGTTCGGATCAGCCTCGCCTCTCTCCGAAGGAACTCTGCGAATTTTTTCAAGCATGTCAGAGGCGTACTGACGACGAGCCGGAGCCTGCGATTCGTCATCACGAACTTTTTCCCAGTACTCTACTGTTCTAATGTCAGCCGGGAGTTCAGCATCTTTCTTCGGCTTCATCATTTCCCGATACAGCGGCCCCACAGCCTTTAGACGCTCCAATGCACCTTGCTGACCGTACTTGGCTGCAAGCTCATCCAACTTGAGCAACTGCTCTTTTTGCATCAACTCCGCTTTCTTTTGAGCTTCTGCTTCAGCAGTGCCGTATTCGCCTACGTCGCGAAGGAATGTGTAGAGATTGCGCTTCTCGTAAAAGCGAGGGTCACTGCGCTCACGCGGGGCAGCGAGAGACATGGCAAGACCGCGAAGCATTTCGCCCTTAGACTTCTGAGTCGGCTGCGAAAGAAGAAGATCGCGGGCCTTCTGAATCTGATCGAGAACGCTTTGGGTAGACGTTTCGTATTCCTTTCTGGCCGATTCGTACTCAGCGCGAATGTCAGCACCAAAAGGCAGCGCACCTTCTGCGGCCATCTCTTCGTCGATAGCGCCTACGTCTTCGTCAAGTTGCGAAAGTCCCTCGTCCATGTTCAACCTCCAAGAAGCTTCTGGAAGTAATCATCAAAGTAGCTGATGTCTTCGTCAGAGAAGCTCTTGCCGCCAGAAGGGAAATACTTTTTGTACAGGTCGTAAAGCGTGCCGATTCCCGTAATGCCGCTAATGGCTTTTTCAATGGCAGACGGATCGCCAGAAAGCGCTGGCATCTGCACGCTTTGAGAAATTTCGGTCTTCGGAATCTGGATATTGCTCAAGGCACCAGCTAAGAACTTAACCTGCTCAGCCGGATAGCCCTGCTGACGCAAGAAGTCTTCGTAAGCCAAGCGAAGGTTGGCCTGCTGCATAGAACGCTGTGCTTCGCCCACGCCACCAACTGCCTGTGCCCCACGAAGCCCAAGAGCCTGCGCCGTTTCGCCCAAGCCACCGTAGCGACTCGCAAGCTCGGCCAACCGACCCACATCCGCCCCGTAAATGTCCGCAGCCTGACCGTAGCCCTGCTGGAGCGCCTCCGCCTGTTGGCCCAGCACCGACTCCTGAACATCCCGAAGCGCCCGTGCACCAAATTCGCCCATCCGGCTGGAGCCGGGGCCGGGGCCAAACTGACCGGCTTCAATAAAGGTTTCGCTGACTGCCGGTAGGAACTTTTCCTGCAACTGGCGCAAGCCTACGTCCGCAATGCGGTTAACCACATTCTCGGTGTAGGGATTCATGTAAGCCTGAGCCATCTGCGGGAAGGTCGTTCCGGCTGCGCCTAAAGCCATCTGAGCGCCTTGCAAGAAAGGCTCTTGTGCCCCAGCGGCTTCTTTGGTCATCTCAAAGCCGGTCTGCTCCGTCGGCGTAAAGCCAGCAATACGGGGACCGCCGTACTGAGCGTAAGGAAGATTGGCTACGCCCTGCGCACGACCCAACATGTCCTTGGTGTACTGGGTGTACCACTCCGGAAGTTGGAGTTGGCTCGTGGTTGAGCCGGTGCCCGGGGTCGGGGCAGTGCCTTCAAAAAGGAAGTCTAGAATGCTCATCAGGTCAACCCTCCGCCCATATACTTATCGGGCGACTTTGCGTCTGGACTAATCCGGCCACGCGATAGGGCACGACCCTTATGCTTCCGGATCTTAGCACGAAAATCATCCATTCTACGGGCACCTTCCTTGGTCGAACCGTCGCCAAGTAGGGCCAGCGTTTCAGCGTCAATCACGTATTCCCCATCGCTCAACAGAGCCGGGATCTTGTCATCTCGACCCGAGCCGGGACCATCCACATACTGAGGACTGCTATCGCCGCCTTTGGCGTACCCGGTCAAACCACCTGATCTAAATACCGGCTGATCTTTTGGATTAACCACTGCGGCGTCCGGCCCATAAGTTGTCGATTGATCTTCTACCTTGGACATTTGGTCCTCAAAGAACTTGGCTTCGGGGCCTTGGCCATAACGATAGTAGTCAATGCTGGGCAAAAGCTGAGTGCGTTTAAATTCATACTTCGGCAACGCACCGCCCATATCTCCGCCGCCCAACCCGCCGGTTGCAGTAGTTCCGGTTTTTGATTTGGATGCAGCCGCGCCAAGTCCGCCAAGGAGCTTAAGAAGATTCTCAAGTTTCTTAATGTCTTGGTAGTTCTTGATTGCGTTCTTAACCTTATCGGCTAAAGATTCTTTGACCTCGGTCGGCTTGTAGTCTTTCAAAATATCTTTCGTTAAGGCATCGCCCATTTGAGCAATCTGAGCCGCAGTCAAAGCATCGACCAAGCCGCCCTGCGGAACTTTAGATCCTTGAACAACGACTTCTTCAAGCCCATCGCCCGGAGGCACTTCAACGCCATCAGGTCCAATCTGAGTTGGTTGATAACCCTGAGTCAAATCAGGAACAGCTTGCTTAAGTATTTCAGCAGCAGTCAAGGGCGAAATAAGTTGAGAGATACCCGGCTTGGTTCCGGTCACAACAATCTCTTCAAGACCATCAACCGGAGGAGTTGTTACGCCAGTTGTAGCCCCCGGAATTTGAGTCGGTTGATAGCCCGCAGCCTGAAGCTGTGAAGCAATCTGAGCATTCGTTGGTGCCGTTGCCGCAAGAGCTCCAGCGCCCAAAGCGCCAGCCAAAGCTCCGGCTCCACTTCCAGCAGCCGCTGCGGGAATAACAAACGTCTGTAATCCACCACCGAGCGTAGCCGCCGCCGAACCGGGAAGAACGCCCGCCGGAACCACTCCAGTCAAAGCACCCGCGCCAGTCGCACCCGCACCGGCAGCACCAGCCCCACCGGCAGCACCACCAGCCGTCGCCCCGCCTGCACCTGCTCCGCCAAATACTCCCGGGGCAAGCCCAGCAGTCAGCATCGCAGCGCCAGCAATCTTGGCAAGGTTCTCAACGGTCTTATCCGGCTTGGCCATGAAAGCAGAGCTGACAAGCGGGAATCCCGTATCGCCGCGCCACTGACTCGTGCTGTACTCAAACCCTTGCTGCGGATTAAAGATAAACTTTTCATCCTGCAAACCAGACGGCGCAAAGATGGGCTGTAGATCCGGCGGGATGGATGAGAAGAACTGAGCCAACTCATCTTTAGTAAACGCACCGCGAAGATTCTTAAGCTCAGCAGGATTTGAAATCAGATCAGTTACGCCGTTGTTAGCGGCATACCTAAAGGCTTCGGCAAACTTGTTTTGCTTAAGAAGATCGGAAAGCTCACGACGCTGCGGAAGCGTAGCAAGATACTTTTCCTGCTCAGCAGAAAGTTCCTTTTGAGCCTGAGCCTGTAGTCCACTTGCGGCTTCGGCCAATTGCGCAGCCCCCGGCATCTCGCCAGCTTTTGACGCAATGAACGCATCACGCTGCTTTTGAAGTTCCTTGCCACGCTCAGAAACAAGAGCCCCAGCAGGTGCATACAAGCTACCTGTTGCGAGATCAGCACCGCCCGTTCCGCCAGTAAAAAGATTCTGCGGGTTAATGTCGTAGCTGGAAAAGCCTGCCCCACTAAAGTTCAAAGCCAGCGGGCTTCCCTTAAGCGGAGTGCCCACAGCCAAGTTGGACATGTCGGCATCAAACAGTGCCTGACGATCTTCCGGAGAAAGCGAGTTAATAAACTCAGCAGTTGCTTGCTCTGCCGCTGAAGTCCAACTGGGCATGCTTGACGCAGCCGCTGGTACGTCGGAAAGAGGCGATACCGGAACATCTTCGCCACGCGGAGCAAATACCGGCGCTTCAGGCGCTAGAGCCAAAGGAGTCACCGGAACGCTTTCCTCACGCGGAACAAACACGCGATCTTCTGTCGCAGCCGCAAGAGGAGAAGGCTGAGCAACCGGAGTCATCGGCAATTCTGGCATAAACGGAGTGCCAACAAATTCCTGAACTGGGCCGGGAGCAGCCGGAGGTTCCGGAGTAATGCCTACCGTTTGCTGAGGCGTCGGAATGCGTGCACGCTCAGCGGCTTCGGCTTCTGCTTGTCTGCGAGCCTCTTCACGACGCTGCAAATCAGCGAGTTCTTGCTGGCGCTGAACTTCCGCTTGACGGGCAACTTCAGCCTGACGCGCAGCTTCTTGCTGGGCAGCAACACGAGCAGCTTCTTCTTGCCGCGCAATCTCGGCCTGTCTTTGCATCTCAAGATCGCGAGCACGCTGGGCTTCAGCCAGTCGAATAAGTTCAGCCTGACGAGCGCCTTCCTGCTGGCGAAGCATTTCAGCTATGCGATTCAATTCCGCAAATCGCGCCAGTTCAGCCGCTTGCCGCTCGGCTTCGTAATCAATCAGCGGGACGCTTTCTTCACGCGGTACATAGACCGGCTCCTCAACCGGATCGGCAGAGGGAATGGCTCCGTAGGTGTAGTACGAAGTTTCAGGCTGAAAATCCCCTAGCGGCTCTTGATAGCCAAGCCCGCCGAAGTCCTCAAACTCATTGTAAAATTCTCTGATAGCCATTAGTCGAGCACCTGATAAAAGCGGTAAGCCCATTCCCTCCAATCATCGTAATCATACGGTGAAGGAGGATTTTGTTGCGATATGCCGTTAATGCCAATCAAGCCTGCACCCCAATTCTGCCATTCTTCTTCAGAAACAAGCTGCGGAATTGGGCCATAATTTTCTAAATCAAAAACCGTAAAGTCAGCCCAGTCTCTCAGGCTGTGATAGCGCGGGTCAGTGAGCAGGCTCACGGATTTTCTCCCAGCATCGTGCCCGTAGCCGGTTCAACGTGTGCAATTACCTGACCCATCTGGTAACTGCCGCCCAGCGTGTTGCTTTCAAATCTAAAGCGCAGTTCGCGACGAATCTCTCGGAAGTACACCAACTGCTGTTGCTTGGTCTGAGGCGTCGCATAAATCGTTTGCGGGTCGCTAATCACATCCGCAGCCTTGGCGTTAGCGCGTCCCGTTATCTGAACGATCATGTCGCCCGCCTGAACAAAGTCCGGCTCAATCATCTCAACACGAAGGGCCATGTTGGTCGGACTATCCCCAACAAGCAGCGAGATATCGGCTGTCTCAAAGTACGACTGCACAGGGCGAATCTGATCGCCATTGATTTCATCGACGCCGTACTCGTGCTGCCACACCACGTAGCCCTTGGGGTCATTAATGATGCGCGGGTTTCCGTCTTCGGTGATACGAAGCTCCGTGTTTTGAATGCCACGGAATTGAGCAAGTTCGGTATCAATAATGCCCGTCATCAGAGGCGAGCTAAACACCTGCGCATAGGCACCGGCAGATCGACCACCGCCCGGAAGCGCCGTGTCGTACCACGTATTCTCACGCACGTTGTAAATGACCGCATGCGTGCACTCGGTCGCGCTGCCACGCGGGTAGCACCACCAGATCTCACCCCAGCGCGGGATCTTGACCGCAAAGACTTTCTGGCGCTGCGCGTAGTTTAAATTGTCAAAGAACCAGTTCAGGTTAAGCTGGTTCGGCACTTCGCGCACGACGCCGTTAAACATCAAGAAACGGTCAACGCCGCACCAAAAGTAAATACCGTCGTACTCGATCACGCTCTTTCCAGAGAGGATGCTCGACTGCGAGGTAATGGTGTCGAACTGAAACACCGGAGCGCCGCCCACATAGGTCGCACGAATCACCGAGTCCAGTGACCAGAAAAGACCCGCAGGCGCATTGCCCGCACCCGCACGAAGCGGAAGTCCCTTAACAATCTTTTGACTTGTGACACGGGCCTGACCCGCATCGCCGCCCGACCAGTCGTCCGTATACCCAGCGCGGCTCCACTGAACAAAGCCGTCCGACCCGTACGCAAACACATACGGCGCAAGCGTCACGATGCCACCGGATACCGTCACCGCAGGAACAAGATCTAGTTCGCTCGTGCCGTTATCAAACCCACGATACAACGCACCATTGGCATCGGACGAAATGTCGTTAATGTCATTGTCTATATGCGCCAATATTTCGTTTTGGCTTGTTGTGGTGTTATACGCCACATCAAAGCCCCAGTTCGCATTGATGTTGCTGACGTACGCCGGATTGGTCCGGTTCGTCACAATGCTACTGCTGCCGTTTTGGTTCAGACGAAATCGGAACACACCATCGGCTGTACCCAAATGGACATAGGTATATCCATTATGATTGTGGATGTGCATCGCCCGAGCAATGTTGTCAAGCCGATCTTGTAGCGCACGATAGCCGCCTATCTTTCTCGGCAGGCCACGCTGGAACCGGACCCATTGCCCGTCCACGTAGTAGTTGCCTTCAAACTTCGTACCGTCCCGTTTAATTCCGGGTTCCGGTCGAATCACGATAGGCTGAAGGGGCATTAGTACGTGCCGCCCTTAATGGGGTCGAGATCCAGCGCCACTTGAGCCGCAGCCGCGTTCGCCGCCGTAAACACCGCGTTACCCACAGTCGTTGCGCCCAAGTTAATTCTGGCGTTACTCGCCGTTGTTGCGCCCGTACCACCTTGTGCCACAGAAAGCGGCAAACCAATCGTGGACGTATCCGCATCCACCACATCCGTGCCGTCGCAGTACAAGATCGCTCGCGCACTCTGCGACACCGTGACACCGGGAGACGCCTGAGAAGCCGTACGCAGCCCAAGGGTGTAAGAACCCGAAGTCTGGTTGCTGACCCAATACTGCTGGGTCGTGTTCGGCACAATGATGTCGCGGTTGCCGGTCAGCGTGCCCGTAAAGATGTACGCCGTCTTGTTAAGCTCAGAGATGGAAAGCGTGTAGTTGCCACTACCTGCCACATCAATCTGAAGCACGCTAAAGGCGTAGATCGCAGACTGACCAAAGCCAATCGTCCAAAACTGCGTGCCGTCCGTAATGACAATGCACGAGTCGCCCGGAGAAAGCGTCAGCGTCGCTACGCCGTTGATCAGTTCCGAGCTATTAGGGTCAATCGTCAGATCGCCCGTACCGCCGTTACGAACTTGCAAGAACCAGTCATTACCCAGCGTCGGCGCTGCCGTCAAAGCCAACGTACCCGCACCACCCGTCCAGACATACGCCTTGGAACGGTCGCTCACACCGGCTGTGTAGTTGCTGCTGAAAGACGACACCGGCATCGACTGGTTGAGCGTCGTGGCAATCGCCTTGATACCCAAACCCGCGAGATTGGCCGCATCCGCTGCCGAAGCTGACGCGCCGTATTGGAACGAACGCCATGTGCCCGACGCGGTGCTGTTGTCCGTCAGGTAGATCTGGAACGTGCTGCCCGAAGACGGCGCACAAATCTGCACACCCGTACTGGTCTTGACCGTGAAGGTATAAGCACCGACGTTATTAAACAGCACCGTCTCGCCCGTAGACGCCTGCATGGCATCGGGCATCGTGATCACAAGGCTGGAGGTCGTCGGGTTGATGTCCATGATGGACGCAACCACATCGTTTGATGGCGCAGTTTCCAGCGGCCAATCTAAAACTTGGTCAATGGTCAGTGAAACGTAGCGATACGAGACATCACTCGAATAGATGTTCGTGCCGCCAAAAGTCTGAGTAAAGGTGGCCGTCATGGTTATGCCTCACGCCGGTTCGTGGTCCGGTCAACAATCTTCTGCAAGTCTTCCCCGTTCAATGCCGCCAATGCTCGGTCGTAGTACGACTGCCACAGTTCCACGCGCTGATCGTCTTTAACAAACGGCGTCGCTTCCACAAGGCATCCATACAACAACAAGTTCGGAGCGTACTCCGATAGCCAGTTAGTCTGGTTCGTATCATCCAGCAACGGCGGCAGTTCGTAATACAGAATCTCTACCGGATACGCCGCATCGGGCGTCGGCCCAAAGATCCAGTAGTTGTAGTTGTAGTCCGCATAAAACTTCGGCGGAGAGGTCTCGGTCTCGTTGGGCCAGTATTCCCTAACATATTCATACGAGCGCGGATAAACCTGAACCCGAGTGTTGTTACCCGTCCCGGTGCCGTAGTTGATGCTCACGGTATCGCGCCACCGATCAGGCTTTGCGTACACCGCAACCCCAGCCTGCATGCTCATCGTGACGACATTCTGGAAGCCCTGAATCTTAAGCTCACGGGCAATCCGACGCTCGGCCAGCGTAATGAGCCGGGGGATCTGGTCAAAGACAATCGGGTCCGTCGCCCCACCACGCTCAAGGTAGTTGCGGATGTCCGACTGCAAACTGGTAAAGGTCATTGCGGCTGGCATTTAAATCTCCAATTAAGTAACGCGCCGCCATTCCGGCTTACCAATGCCACGGCTGAAGTGTGGGGTATCAACAAGTTTAACCCCGTTCCCGCCCCACGAATTAAGCGGATTCAGGCTTTCCCAATACGCTCCAAGCGGGGCCAACGCAGCCTTGTCGTAGCACAACTTACCGTCCTTAAAGAAATTAAGGTCCACCGCTCGACGGCTCAGGTGCAAGCTGTTCATCGTCTTGCTACGACCGGCGCGAACGTGGATCTGCTGCTGCTCTGGGGTGCGGTACAACTCACCACCCGTCACCACAAAGCCGAGTTCCGTCGCCTTTTCAATCAGCTTACACATGTCAAGCAAGAACGCAGCCTGCTCAGCGACGCTACTCATTTCATCGCCTCCCTAAGCTGGTCGCCCTTGTCCTTGGAGCCTTGGCTGGAACCGAAGTAGTAGCTCACGATCTGCGTAGCAATGGCGGACAAGACACCCAAGATGTAAATCAAGATGTCCTTACGAGAAGATTCGACCGGGGCGTTGTCGAACATGACAACACCAAAGAGCACAAAGGTCAGAATCAGAATAGACAGCGCAAGGACTGGGGTGACGATTTTGTTCAATAAAGGGGCTTTGTCTGAGGTCGCAATCGCTACTTCACGGTCCCGTGCTGAATCGGTGTCTTTGAGGTAAAGATCGACTTTAGCCAAGTCCAACTTATCTTCCTCAATCCGAAGCCGCATGAGTTCCTCCTCATGCTCCATCTGGGCGATCTGAATCTTCACCAGATCTTCGGGCGACATATCGGGCTTAAGCTCAACGCCGAGCTTGTTCTCAACCCATTGCTTACCCTTGGCAGTGACAGCATTAGCCACGAGATTTAAACCGTTGCTGAGCAGCGGTCCAAGGATTGGCATGAGTGCAGCAGGAATGGCCATCGGTTATTCCTTATCCGCCTTGTCGTCAAGCTTGTCGTTAATGCGATTAAGCATCATCTTGATTTCGTCAATGTCAGCGCGGTAATCGGCACGGGTGACATAGGTCAACGGCATCGACCGAACGTCCTTATCCAGACGCTCAATAGAGCGAGAGATGTTATTCAGTATCCAGCCACCGAATACCCCGGCTAAGCCTACGATGATATTGAATAGAATCTGCCCGTCTTCCATCACACGCTCCGTAGCACGATTGATACCAACCAACTGATGACGGCTCCCGCCGATAACCACAGTAACTTCTCTAACCAATCGACTCGCTTTTCTATCCGTCCCAACCGCGCCTCAACCGCTTTGATCTTGTGACCGTAGTCGGTCTTAATCAGGCGTAGGTCTTTCGTCTCAACCGTCATTTCTGCAAATTCTGAACAACAGCTAAGTTACGGTCCACGACCCACAAGTACACCGCGCACATGATCCCGGTGATCACATACATGTCCACGTACCACAGCGCCCAAATACCCGCCAGCTTAATCACCACCATCACCACAAGCGGATCAGCGTAGTTAAAAGCCTTGGCGAGTACCGGGTTCACCTCGCGTCCTCCTAACTTCAAAGCCTTGAGCGTCGTCCAGATATCCAGCGACTGGAGGGCAATGAAGATAAAGAGGAACGCGGTATTCACTGCTTCGTCTCTTCTTCAGGCTTCGGCAACTGCGCCTCCACCTGCGCCTTCAGTTTCTGCCAGAGCGGGAACCCGCCTTGACTCGTCGGGAGGCTACCCAGCAGATTCACGATGGCGACGGCTTCCTCAAGCGTCATTTCTAACTTTGCGTCGGACATTTTGTATCAGGCTCCTTTTAGCGCCGTGACTTCGGCTTCTAGTTTCTCAATACGGGCCATTGCTTCTTGCAGAGCGGCTGTTAGCAACGGAATCATGTTTGTTTCTGCTAATCCCAAAAACTCTTCTTCTGGAGCAATTTCTACACCGTCTTCATAAACTGCACTTCGCTTGCTTAAGCGAACTAAACTATTTGACCATGCATTACCATCAATGGCTTTCTGAACCTCTTGCGCTAAAAAGCCAACATGGACGCCTTCTGGGAAAACATGAGCGGGTCTTAACGCCAGCCCGTCTTTGCTAAGAACTGGGCTTTGCGACTTCCATGTAAACCTAACAGGATTTAACTGTTTGATTAACTTATAACTGTCTTCTTTATTCAAAGAAGCAATGTTTTCTTTGTAACGTGCATCTGAGGTAGCAATCGTTGCTGAGGTTGCAAAAATCTGGCCATTAACCTGCAAACGATAGGCACCGTTTGATGCCGTGTAACCTAGATAAGTGTAGCCGTTGCTGTTAACCCTGAACGTCTCTGGAGTGGCGACAACTGTAGGTTCTATAAAAAACGCCGCGCCACCATAACTTGATGTGTGATCTATATTAATGACGCCCGTATTAATTTTGGTATTTCCGTTTGCGTCTGTAAATCGCAATTGGAAAAAATTGTTATTTGTTGAGTTATTAGTCTGAAGTATAATTTGATCGGGCGTACCAGACGTAATGTTGGTGCTGACGTTGCCTCCATTAACCCGAAAAACATCGGTCGAACCAATGACAGAGAGCAATTGGCCCGGACTTGTCGTCCCAATACCAACTTTCCCGTCGCTCGTGATGCGGGCGCGTTCGGTGTTGTTGGTGGCAAACAACAGTGGAGTGTTATTTCTGTTGTAAATATAAGCGGTGGCGTCTCCTGTACCACCAACCCCCATATCAAATCCGGTCGGATTTGCAGTA